CACCTCGCATCATCTCAAAGCCGTCTAGTTCAAGGTGACCTGCTAAAATAGGTGCTGTAGTGTCTCGTATGGCCTTGAGTGACTGCTCTTCATTCGCAGCACACATCCATGGTAATAATAGCATATCAAGGCTATCATAAGACGCTACGGTTGGCTCAGTGACAACGTTAATATTGGCATATTGATCTAGTATCTCATTGAGAGAGTTCAATTCATTAGTGTTCTTATAATATACACAATGGTTACCAAGGATAATATCCATATGAATATCATGCTCTTCAAGTTTGGAAATAAAAGTCTTGTGATTATGCTTAAGAACCTTAAAGTTTACGTATTTGCGATGCTCAAAATAATCACCGAGATGAATAATCTTTTTAATACCATGTTCAAGTAGGTAAGGAAAAAATGTATTCTCATAAAACCTTGCAGAATAATCTAGAAAGATATCTGATCCATTCCTCACACCATGGTGAGTATCATTAATTATTGCCAATTTCATATTATTGTGCTATATAGAATTCTTCAAACTTATCAACAATCTTCTTTTTAGCTCGAGCTTTTCTTTTTTCTGACTTTCCAAATTCCTTAATGTTATTATCGCGAGTGCGAAGCATCTGAGATTTTTGTCTAACCTGATCAACAATATATTCAGAATTATTATTTTCATCAAAGTTTGCAAATGCGTCTGCACCTGCATAAGCAATATAACGTTCTTTAATATCTTGTTGCTTCTTCTCTTTTGCAATACGGCGGAGAAATGCATAATATGAAATCTGAGTAAAATAAGCAAAAGCGTTTGGTAATCCAGTACGCGTAGCCTTTTCTACGTTATAGTTCATAATAGCTTTAACACAATTCTCAACAGCGTCCATTACCATTTCTTCGCGATATGTATATGAAAAGAAATTAGGTTTGTGTGATAATCCTTCAGATATCTTTAAAAAACATGTCCCAATATAATTAGTGATTTTAGGTTCGAGTTTTTCTGCGGCCTTGGCCGTGTTAACAGAATTTACATAATCAACAACTGCTTGTGAAAATTCTTTATTATTTACGTAATGCTCTTTAGCTCTTCTTGCCATAATTATGTAGTATAATGATCATACAGTATAAAGTGTATGATCTGATTTATATGTTTATAGATTAGATATTAACGGTAAACAGTAATTGTTTTATTAACAACCCGTGTTTCATAGTGACCTGGTATAGTGTATAGAATATTTCCACTAACATCTGTTACATACTCATCTTCTACCCAAACCTCTTCTTTAACTTGTACTTGTTGTTGATGAGCCTGAACGCGTGGAGCTTGCTTCACAATTGCGACGGATTGTGAGTTTGTATTCTTTTTGCGCCATCCTTGGTTCTTTTGTCGGCTATATTCTCCTGCTACTACCGCAGTCACTCCGCCAATAATAGCGCCGGTTTCAGCATCTCCATCTCCTACGTTATTCCCGATGGCTGCTCCAGCAGCTGCGCCCAATAAGCCATCAATGATCATTTCTTGTGATGCACTTGCTGTAGAAGCCAGTGCTATAGTAAGTATAATTAGTTTTTTCATTATCCTTAATACTATACCATTTTAACTAAATGCCAACTAAATTAAATAAATCTTAATCGAATACTTCATTATTGACAGGTGATTGACTTATCATTATAATTAGTAAAAACAAAACAAAGACTAACTAGTTCAACTCTGGTTTCCAATCAAATCTTTTCTTATGTTTAATAGTATCTTCAATAGGTTTCATAGAATCAAGTTCATCAATATTATTAAAAGCCTCATTCATTAGTTCATCAAATTCGTCAGCATCCAAATGTTTTCTTAATTTAGTTGCAATTAAAAACTTAGAATAATTTGTTTTTAGATCAAACGGTGCTTCTGAACGAGTAATAATACTACTACTCATTAATTGGGTGGCTTCATCTGAATCAACTATAAGCCAATCAGATAGCATATAACCATTAGGGCTTTTTGATATTAAAGCGGGTGTTGTAGTAAATATAATACCAATATCGATGTCATCATCATCTTCAAAGTCAAGTTCTTCAGTTACTATATAACTGCCATCTACCAAGCGGTATGTGAATATGTTTAATTTGGATATGTAATCGTGTAAGTTTTCGCTCATAATGGCACTTCGTGTATTTCGTATTTAAATTTCTCTTTATTATAAATTTTAACTCTTTCTACAGCATGATTTAGTGTATAATTCTTTCTTTTCTTCCAAGAAAGATCGTCAGCTAAATCAAATATAATAGTCCCTTGGCCACTGTCACTTTTTCTTAACCCACGACCAATTGATTGTAAAACTCTAATCTGTGATTTAGTGGGAGAAGCAAATATGATGTTGTGTAGCTCTTTTATATTTATACCAGTAGAAAATGTTCCAGCGGATGCTATTATAATTGCATTGTTCTCTTTTTCTGTTAACTCTCTTATTTTTTCTCTTTCCTCTGCACTAACGTTACCAGATACAAAAAACACTTTCCTTCCATTGGCTTGATCGCGTATTCTTTTAAATAAAGGTTCTCCGTGTTTTTTTACTAGATTATAGATAATCAAACTATTACCTTTTAAGTCTAATGCAAGATTTGTAATAAATCTATTTCTTTTTTCATACTCTGCAATAAACGTGATTTCTTCTTGATACGTTTTTTTACCGAATGTTTTTCGAACTTCGTCTTTATACTTTAATACAAGACATTGGATCGACAGATCAGCTAACGTTGCAGAATCTATAAGTTCTTTAGTTGAAATTACTTTATAAATTGATCCAAAATTACCAACTAAGGTTAACTCATTTACTTGACCACCATCAATAGTTCCTGTAGTACCGATTCTCATTTCAGCATTCACTAATCTATTCATAATAGTAGTAAGAGATTTTGCTTTAAATGTGTGGGCTTCGTCACCAATCACACAACCAAACTGCTGAAACCACTCAGGTTGGAGTTTAATGGCACTTTGCCACGTCGTGATAACTACAGACTGCTCGAAGGTCTTTTCCTTTCCAGAGTATATTTTATGTACGTCTTCTTCAACATTGAATTCAGGATCATCACTAGAATAGTCTGCAAAGTCTTTATACATTTGCTCAACCAAAGAAGTGGTAGGCACAATAATAATCGCTTTCTTATCAAGTTCTTCAGATAAGAAATAACGAATTAACATGTATATAATTAACGATTTACCAGAGCCTGTCGGTGATAGAAGGATACTTCTTTGGTTTGTAGTAGCATATTCAAATGCGTTCCTTTGATAGTCTCTAGGTTCAATAACTTTACCTCCACCACGTAGTGATAAACCATCAATAAACTTTTCGTTATAAGAGAATCGATTTTGTATATCCGCTGAAAGATCAACTTGATATCCCCTATCTTTTGCAAATTGTAATACTTCATTCAGTAGACCATGCGAGATTGTACTATTCATACGATTATACAATCTAATCTTACCATCCCAAAGCTTATTCTTAAATGCAGGCATCCATTTGTAACCTTCTGCGTAGAATGTAAAGAACTCCGAAATCTCTTGAAGAATACCTGAGTCACTGCTTGTCACATACAAGGTTGCTTCATTCTTCTTTTCTATACAAATGTCCATATTAGTGATTGGCAATCAGTTGACTTTTGATTATAATTGGTTTATTCAAAACAAAGCAATACAAGACCTATCTAGATCTATATAATCAAGGTGATATAATATATCTTATATACCAGACGTAAATTTACGAAAGTCGAGTATATTTTTAATATGTGAATGTCTCCACCGAATATTATTCATAATCTCTTCTAATGTGTCAATTAACACTCTTGAATATTGAATTCGATCTTTTATTTTGATTATGTCTTTATCTGCATTATAATAGAGCTCCATATCAGACTTAAGTGGCTTTACGCCATCAAATGGATCATACGCCCACCCTCTCTTATCCATTTCAAGTTGAGACATCTTGCCTGTGAAATAAGTCCACTTTTCTTTTCTTAGCAAATCTAACTTGTTTTCGTTTGTTTTGAGCTGCAGTTTTGCCACAGAAAACAATTCTAGGTATTTGGCATGCATCTTCGATGTTTCTACCGTTACCCTATCAAGCTCATTTTCATTAATGATAGAATCTGTATTCCACATTTTAATTACATTATCTAAAGAAACCATATAATTATTTATAGAAACTTAAAGTAGTCATATCTAAAGCTTACATCTGCTTGAAAATACTCAACATCTGTATTCTGCGAATTAAACTCTAGGGACGCAATAGATGTTGGGTATATATTAGTAAATTGCACTTGTCTATTCACGTTTGAATGACTAGTCATGATTAGAAGAATTGCATCATGTACTTCGATTGATTCGTTATCACGATTACTAATAATCCAATCATATATTTCTTTATATACGACTAGATCTTCATCAATTGCAATCCGTACACTGAATTCATCATACGATACATCACCTGGCATATAACCTTTGAATTGTCTAAAGTTCGTTTCAGTTGTCCCAAGGCTTACTGTAGGTAACGCTGCTGATGTACAGAAATATTCAGTATTCGCAAACTTTTGTCTATTAATTACCAGCTTAAATCCTGTTGGAGATAAGAAGTTATAATTATCTGTAATATTACTCTCTGTTGGCATATTACTATTTATGCAAAAAAAGAGGTCCCCTTTCGAGGACCTCTTAAAATTGAACTTAATTAATTAATTAAGCGTTTGAGTCTTCAACGTTAATATCAGTAACGCGGAAGATTCTGAAGAATGTGTTAGAGCGGACAG